TGGTGATCGCGCGGGACCGATCACCTTGTGCGAGCGAACTTGCTATTGTAGTACAAACTTATGTCACTAGCTACCGACTACCTACTCCTCAACATTGGACACTCAACGCTCAAGTGGCATTTGGACCGAATCAAAAGCGGATCGTTCACCATCGATCAAGTCGCAGGGTTTTATTGTCCCGATCCTAAGAAATCGGCTTACAAAACCGTTACCCGAGGTCTTGAAGAACTGGTCAAGATGAAGCCAGAAAACCTTCCGATTCAATTGCGATGACCCAAACCGATTACGTTAAGCACTCCGGTTTAACCAAAGGAAGAGTCTCGCAGCTAACCGCAGCAGGGATGCCGTTGACCTCCCCAGAAGAAGCGGACGCTTGGAGAGGATCGCGCAAAGGGATTGGAGGTAGACCATCGACGCTCCAGCGGATGACTGCGATTCAGCAGCAACCAGCACCAGAAGTCGCAGGAGGCCCATACAGACCTCCCGAAGCGTCAGCGGCTATTAACGCTGCTCTAGCGACAGAAGACTCCCCGCAGGGAGCGTATGAACGGCAGAAGAAGATCGAGCGAGCCGCTTATGATCTAGCGGTTGAAGCCCTACAGTCTCGGTCCCTCGATGCTGGCAGAATGGTCTCGGTCCACGCGACCGCAGCAAAGAATCTCATATCAAGCCGCGATGATGTACTGGCTCAGTCTGAGAAGGAGAGAACGCTGGTATCCGGCGCGTGGGTTAAGAAGGCAATGCAAGAACACGATGGAGCAGTGTCCCAACTGCTGAAGTCTATGCCAAAACAACTATCCGGTCGCATTGCTCCGCACGATCCAGAACACGCCGAGCGCGAGTTGGAGCGTTGGGTCCAAGAAGTATGTCTCAAAACTCTGCATCAGACTGACCCGTGGAAATCTTAAACTGCCAGAAACCAGCCGGTATTGAATCGCTACGCCAGAACAGAATCGCGATCAAAGCAATCGAGCGTCAAACTGGATTTGAGTTTCTTGGAATCTCCAACGATGAACCGTCGCGCATTGATGGTTTTATCTACGATCCAGCCAAAGGGATTATTGTCGGAAGCTATGAGGTTAAAACTCGGAACTACGGTCTGATAAAATTGAAGACCACCTTTGGCAACCGCTGGATGATCTCTTGGTCAAAGCTCCAAGCCGCTCTTGAGGTCTCTCGACATACTAAGCTTCCGTTCTTTGGAATCCTCCACCTTCACGACGATGACTTGGTAATGATGCAGGAGATCTTCAACCGCAGCGCATCGTGGGCGGCTAATCATCAAGTCACTGAGAAAACAGTTAACGGACGATCCGAGAAGGTAGCTCTGATCGATATGAGTGGAGCCGCTCACTACAAGATCAAGAGTGGGCAGATTACAGAGGAGCTATTCTGATGACAGACCTAGAGCTTGAGATCCTAGAGTTCCGCAGACAGTTATGGCGACCGACTCCACGGCAATCTGTCGTCGAGTGGGCTGAGAGCAATCTGACTCTAAGCCAACGACAGACCGAGCATCCCGGTCCCTTCTCCACGGCTGTAAGACCATATTGCCGAGAACCGTTGGAATCTTGGAAAGATCCTGCGGTCTCCGAGGTTACTCTGTGTTGGGGAAGTCAAACCAGCAAAACAACGACACTGATGGCTGGTCTGGCTTGGTCCATCGACGTGGAGCCGTCTCCTGCTTTGTGGCTGATGCCGAGCGAGAACTTAGCGCGGTCTTTCTCCAAGTCTCGCTGGCTCCCCATGTTGGAAGACTCACCGGCAATGATCGCGCGGTTCCCCACCGACAAAGATCAGATTACAAATCTTGAGCAGCAATTCGACCGCTGTACCCTGACGTTTGTGGGGAGCAACTCACCGGCAAATCTAGCGTCCCGTCCAGTCAGAATCTTGGTCGCTGATGAGGTGGACAAATTCGCTGATGCGACCGCAAAGGAAGCTGATGCTCTGGATCTTGCCGAGCAGCGACTCAAAGCGTTTAGTAGCTCCAAAGCGTTTTTTACTTCGACCCCGACAACCTCCGAGGGACGAATCTGGCAGCGATATCTACGAGGGGACCAGCGGAGGTATTACATCCCGTGTCCGTACTGCCGCGAGCATATCAAGCTAGAGTGGCGACAAGTCACTTGGGAGAACGAGAAACTAGAAGACGGACGACCTGACTGGCAGCGCATCCGTACCACCGCCCATTACGTCTGCCAATTATGCCAAGGGAAGATAAGCGACAGCCAGAAAGTCGCAGGGTTACGTCACGGCAAGTGGATCTCGGAAAACAAAGCCAGCCTCCCGAGCGTAAGGTCTTACCACTTGTCGTCTTTGTACTCCCCAGATCGCAAATGCACTTGGGGAAATCTTGCCGTCGCGTTCTTGGAAGCCAAATCCTCAATGATGGGTTTGCAGGGATTTATCAACGGTATGTTAGCGGAACCGTGGGAGAATCAAGAGACTCAACAGGACCGAGTCGAGATTGTTTCTGATGCGGGAATCCCTGAAGCTAGACGATATCTTACCGCTGACGTACAAGCTGCGGCTCCTTTCTTGTGGTGGGTCTGTCGAGAATGGAGCAAAGGCAACTCCCGACTTGTTGGAGCCGGTCACGCTGACGACTTTGCCGCGCTCCGCAGGATACAACTACAATACAACGTCCACGATATGGATGTTGGCGTTGATTCCGGTTACAACACGCAAGCGGTGTACGATGCTTGTGCGGAGTTTTCTCAGAGTAGTGCAAGCCCGATAAACTATCCCTGCGGTCTTCGCTATCCACCAGAGGGAGGTCTCCGAAAGCCGATGTTAATTGGCTGGCTGCCAATGAAGGGACGCGAGACTGGAGCCAGATTTACCAGCAAGACCGGCTCCATCCATCCCTTTGGTATTACAACTTCAACCTCGATGCGGACTGACGCTGTTCAGCCGTTGTTGGTTTTCGACACTGAGCATATGCGGGAGGTGCTCCAGCGGCTCCGTAAGGGGACAGAAACACATCAATGGAGTGTTTGTAGTCTCCCCGCTCCGCTAGAAGCTGAAGGGGCTTTTGCGAGCGATTCTGATACCTACTGGAAGCATCTAGACAGCCATCTTCTCAAGCCAACGGCTAACCGCTCCGGCAGGATTAAGCACTTATGGTTCAAGCGAAACACTCGTTGGCCGGACCATTTGCATGACTGTGAAATCATGCAACTTGCTATGGTTATGTTGTGGGGAGACCTAACTTCCAGCACCTCGGAAAATTCTAGTGGTTGACAAACTTGGCGGTCTGTTGATAGTCCGCGCAAGTGTTCACATACACAGTAGCAACTAAGCGGTCATACTTGCGTACCACATACGCGAGCAAAGCCGCTTTGACACTGCTGGAAGCTTTAACTGCAAAGCTGACCGTTTCCGCTAACTCGATGGAGAGCGGGAATGTGGTCCGTAGCACTTCTAGCTCTGACGTTTCCGTTGAGTTCGCTGAACCCGGCAAGGGGACAGCCGCTCCAATTGAGATGCTCCAAATGTGGGAGTCTCTGCTAACGGATTACGATTACGCTGTAACGCTTCTTTCTGGTGATGGGATCGCTAGTCCCACCGATCTTCAGATCTACAACAAGATGCTGACCGCCGTTCTGGTTTCAACCACTCGGTATTATGGGGATTTCACGCAATTCCGGCGTGAAGCCACAACCCGAATGAGCTAATGGGATTTCTTCAAAACATAGCGAACAAGCTGTTTCCCGCTCCCGTTAACAAATACGAAGGAGCCGGTCAGTCATTGCGTCGTTCGTATCTCGATACGTCTTACACTTCCGCGCGGTTTGATGTTACGAGCGCGACTCGTCAAGCCATCGTTCGCAAGTCTCGCTTTTTCGAGCAAAACAACGCTGTGCTTAATAGGCTTGGAGACCTGTTTGAAAGCTACACTGTCGGCTCCAGCTTCTCGGTTCAACCAGCCTCCAGTGATTCTGCTTGGAACTTAAAGGCTAAGAAGTGGTTTGATGTCTGGTCTAGATATCCAGATATCGGTTCTCGCCAATCGTTCTCCACTTTGATGGGGCAAGCCGCTCGCGGTTGGTTCTACGACGGCGAGTCGTTCTTGTTGTTGACCAAAGGAGAGACCGGCAAACCTCGATTGCAGTTAATCGAAGCCCAATCCATTGCTACTCCGGCAGGGATGCAAGCAGACGAGACTGTCTTTGACGGTATCCGGTTTGATCCAAGAACTGGACGAGCCATATCCTACTTTATCGGATCGGAAAAAACTCAGGGTAACCTGACTGATGTTCGCTCCATTCCCTCTGATTCCGTAGTACATATCTACGAACCGAATCGTCCCGGTCAGCTTAGAGGTCTTCCGTTTGTCTCCGCTGTCATCAACGATCTCCACGATCTCGATGATCTGCAAAAGCTTGAGATGGAAGCTTGCAAGCTTGGCGCGTCTGTCGCTCAGATTGTTAAGACTGACGCTGGTGAAGTCCAAGCGAGCAACCTCCGCGCTGGCACTGCTGGAGCGAGCGTAAACACCGCCGAGAACTATTACGAACAGGTCTTTGGATCTGGCGTTAAGGTGATGAAAAACGGTGACAGTTTCGAGCAGTTCGCGACCGAGCGTCCCGGCGTTAATATGCGGGAGTATTGGCGACAACTGACTGAGAAAGTCTGTGCTGGTGTTGGTATCCCTTACGTTCTGGTCTATCCCGAGTCAATGCAGGGAACTGTCTATCGCGGTGCGCTAGATATGTCGTCTGTATGGTTTCGGTCTCGCCATCAAGTCATGGCATCAGCGGCTCGTCGTATTTACGAATACGCGATGGAGTACGCGATTAAGAACGATCCTACGCTAAACGATGCTCCCTCGGATTGGTACGAAGTATCAATCACCGCTCCGCGCTCACCGAATGTTGATGTTGGCCGCAACTCTGCGGCTCAATTGGCAGAACTGGAAGCGGGAGTTGTTACCTTTGATGAGGTCTATGGTGCGCGAGGTCTTGATTGGCGTTCTGCTTTAGAGTCAAAAGCTCAACAAGCTTTGTTTATACGTCAACTCGCTGCTAAATACGGCGTTGATGTATCTGAGATTTCGGTGATTCAGAAAGAGCGTCCCGCAACTAGTGTTGCAACTGCTATTGACATT